ATACATTTTCTTTAGATCTCACCCTCAAGTCTAACACCCATGTGGAGGATATGAGTCGAGTGCTTGGTATTAAGATGGTTGATTTTTACATTACACAGGTTGGTGAGAATAGTTCAAACTTAAACACCGACATCGCCAAATTCGTCGATATCGTGTGCCCTGAAATCCCTAAAGTAGCTCAAATGCTTGATGAACGACATGGACAGATACTGGCAAGGATACCCCTAGAAAGACATTTTACGGGGAGTGATGAGATCGTTTTACGAGACAAACAATGGAAGAGTTTTAATAGACAAACAAACTATTTCAATCCAATCTCTATCAAACAATTAAACTTTAAAATGTACGAACAACAAGATGATGGGGATTATACATTACTTCAACCAGATGCTAAATGGTACATGGTTCTAGAGATTACCACAGTGAATGTGAAAGAAAAACCAAGGGATCGAGAACTGCAAATTCTCATAGCACTCGATAAACTTATTAAAAAAATAGACTTATTGAATATAAATGTTCAGAAACTCCCAGATAAACCTCCATTGGAAGGATCTAAAAAAATACCATTCGGTTTTCTGATTGCAATTTTAGTATCATTCTTTGGTGGTTTCCTATGGTGGATAAATAAGAAGCCAGTATAAAGAATAATATGTTACTGAAGTATATATGGGTATCGGATTTTTACGTGTTGTAAAAATGACGGCCATTGCAGGGAAGAGATTTTTATACATAGGGAGAAAACATGGTAAGAAGGCTATATCAGCCAGAGTCTCCCCCTACATTATCGATATTATGAACAATCCAATAATATCATATGATCATATACATACCATATGTAACATGATGGTAGAAACAGAACTACTTGCGGGTGTAATACGATTTGTTTCTGTCATCATGTCCATACAGAAATTTATACCTAAATGAGTGTTTATCATTCTTCACCGTAGAGTTCATCCAATGTTTCGAGAATTTCTTGTACATCCTTGAGAGCGGATTTAGTGGAGCGTATGTTCCACTTCACCAATTGCTTCATTTTCTTATTTGCAACATTGTATTTAACAATTTGTTCTCGTAAATTAGCATCAGTAACCTTTTCAACTTTAGGTGTTTCCATAGCAAATCTATGAGGTCGACTTGAAGCACCTGTGGAGTGCTGGCGCCAATGACGTTCTTTGTTATTTTTTACTTTTACTTCATTATTCTTCTCAGCCGTGTTATAAATACGTGTCGGTGCACAAGCAAGGGCAATCATGTATTTATAATAGGGATATTGACTTTATGTATATTTAGGTATCTAAGCCTTCTTCTTGGGGGCGACAACCTTCTTAGGGGCCACCTTGGATGGGGTGGCGGCGGGAGTGGGAGCGGGAGCGGGGGTGGGAGCCGCCTTCGCCTGAACGGGGGTAGCGGAGGCGCCGGCAGGGCCTTGGGGACCAGTGGGACCAGCGGGACCGTGGGGACCAGTGGGACCTGGGGGACCAGCGGGGCCTACACCACCACTTCCACCACCAGAAGGTGCATCAATCATCTTGATAAGAAGCTGGTAAAGGCGAGTTTTGTCAAGGCGGGTACGCTGGAGTTCGTCCTCAATTTCTTTGCGTAAAGGATTCATAATACTATATATAAAAGAAAGATTATCTTTATACTAAATGATAATCATTGGGCCGAAGCTCCTCACGGGTATCGGACAACACGCAAACAAATATGTAAAATTATTCCTTCCCGACTGTGGATATCACCTAATTGGAAGTGAACTTCCTGAGAGTGAACATGGTCTCGTGTTTACTCTCCCAATCAAGGATCACCTGGACTACATCACATATGCCAAAACTCGGGTGAAGAATCTCGCCTGTATGACCGTTTGCGAGACGGAGACTGTTCACGAAGACTATGGGTTGATCATGAAAGAGTTCAAGAGGGTTGCCGTTCCGAGTGAATTCTGTAAGAGGGTTCTATCAAAACAATTCCCTGATAACGAGTTCTATGTAATCCATGCACATATCCCACCACCCCCCGAAAAACCCTATACGTTTTACCATATAGGAAACATAATGGATCCTAGAAAGAAATTCCGTGATATTATACAAGCATTTGCCCGATTGAATGAACCCAATACCCGTCTAGTTGTCAAAGCAACTTGTAATCAAGATGTTGATATTCAATTTCCTAGAATTAAAGTTATTAACGGACTCATTTCAGATGAAGAAATGGATAAACTTCATAACGAATGTGATTGTTATGTAAACTTTTCACATTCTGAGGGGGTGGGTATGGGTGCCGTAGAAGCTGCGATGCGAGACAAACCTGTGATTATCACAAGTTATGGTGGTGCTTCCGAATACATTAATACACCTTATACTATTGACTGTGGACTTCAGGAGTTGGAGAGGGACGATTTCCTCTTCAAAAAGGGTATGACTTGGGGTAAACCAAATTTCGACCAACTCTTGGAGTTCATGAGACATGCGTACGATAATCGTGTTCGTTATATGAACCACGAACATACTAGGAATCTAGTGGGTAGAGAGAATGTATTAAAAGAATTCATCTTGAATGTAGTTGGTTAAAAAGACGATTAAACCGGTGATGATAGTACCATGCATCATCGAATCCCTTTGGGAAAGTAAAGTGAGAACGACGTCGTCTACAAATTGAATACCGGTAGGTTTCCTGAAAACACGAGGGGCGAGGACAACGATACTGAGGTAAATTGTCATCGCGATTATGACTGGTCTGAGAGCTTCTTCGTCAAGCATGATCTTTATATTACTCGTCTATTTTAATTTTCTTTACTATCACTTTAGCTCCCAACTTTAATGGTTTGGGATTATGTTTTTTACAGAAATTACCACAAGAAGCTTTAAACCCACAAGGCTTCCCCGCCATAGTTGTCGCTGCACACGACTTTTGTATATTTGAGCGCCGCTCCGAAACAATCTCTGGATTTTTTTCAATCTTTATCAATCCCTTAGACTCTTTCTTCATTTGAATCCTGTTATAAGACATTTTCATCTTCCATGTAGCATTTGCCAAATGTAAACACTTATTATCAGGTTCACTAACACGATACATTTTCATCGTGTCAGTGAGACACTTGTTCCACATATCATCGCGAATGATTTCCATTATGAAATGATACTTACATTCATGTACCATTTCATTCACTTAGGTGGCCAATTCAGATAAGTACACATCAACTTGACCAGAAAAATCTGGACAGGAATCAGCCGTCTTTTTTGTAACCATATCTTGTACATTGGTTATATGCTCCTTGAACTTCCGTACATCTATACCAGTTGCGTTATGTATTTGAGATTCTGTGGCAATCTCCTTGGCGGCGTGTAGATAAGCTGCTGCGTAGTTTGCATTTCTTACAGATATAACAGGTGAACTGTCTTGTTGGGCTGTGGTAGCATACCGGGCAGACTGCTTAATGAGTTTGTCAATCGAATTTTTCAAACCACGTGTTTTGTTTTGCATAATCACAACAAAAACAAATATCGCAATCGCAAAATAGAAATACATATCTTCTTACGGTTACTGAAGAAAATATTACTCTACATTAATGTCTACAGACCCAGACTTGTGTGTAGTGATGGAAACCCTAGACGAATACAGAAATGAACTACCGGAGGGAACATACATACGAGTGTGTACATCTATCAAAAATTTACACAATAAACTAAAAAAACCAAAAATAGTTTTACCTCGGCTAAAAGAAATTTGTGTACCGGTAGCTGTAGCAACAGTTATGGAAATACTGAAGAGAATATTTTCCCGAACCTAAGTCCTGGTTTCACTGTAATGAAAGTAAAAAATCAAATGACTACACTCAAAACACTTCTTGACGCAAACGTGATCAGCCCGGGTGTGGGGGTCATCACCTTATTATATAAGGATCGCACGACAGTAGCTAACCTCCTTGATGATGGTACTATTGATTGGGGGGGTCAAGTTTTCACATCGTTGTCTACATTCTCGTTGATATGTAAACGGTCGATTACTCACAGACTCACTGGAGCCACTACCCTCAAAACTGATAATGGGTGGACGTCTGTTCGATACAATGATGAACTGCTTTCAGACATTCGCTCGAGATTTCTTACACCAGATCGAGTAATCAAGGATGTAGGGATATCTCAAATGAAAGGAGAGCTCAATGATCTTGTGGACGAAATTGAAATTTTACAATTGCGATTGAAATTACTAGAGTTGCAACTCGAATCTACCGAGAATGCTGAACCACCTGTACCGGAAACGGAATATGGTGTAGGGATCATCACAACCTATTTCGATGGTAGAAGTTCGAGACCCTTGTGTAGAGACCCACACAATAGTAACAAGTCTCAATATGGTATCATTTGCAGTCAACACGTGCCTGAATGTACCTGCCCGACCCACAGGGGTAAGACCTTCTGGAGAAGACTCACAGAGTCTGTACGTGTCGATCGAAACACGCGGATGAAGAAGGATGAGGACTACATGAAATCCGTTATTGGGTTATCATCCGAAGAGTACCACACTTTTCTAATGAGTAATTTCAGAGAGACATTTAGTGGTATCTTACCATATAATGTGCTTGGTAAATCTTACGCGCAATTGAGAAACGATTTATTCGTGATTGATGAAATCTTCCCTAGGTGTGAAGGTAAACACTTGGAGAATCCAAATGAGATTGCCTTTTTTTTGGCGAAAGTTTTCAACTATCGTAACACCCAAATGATCCTGCATAACAATGTTGAAGCTCGACGACATGGCGTTGATGTGAAGAAGTATAAGATGTTGATCAACTGTACAAAGAGTGGGGCGGTGTATACCGGAGCAAAAGAGAACTTTGATGAGATTGAACCGAGTCGGGAAGCAGTGTCCTATATGCTTACGTTTGTAAACGATTTCATGAGAAGAGAAACGTAAGTTGGGTCCTAGAGTTTTAATAAATCAAGTAAATATGTTTGAAGCATTCGACAAAGAGGACATGAATCAGTGTATAGACGACTGGTATTCCCGAGGAGGAAACATCGTTATAGAGGGGGATACATTGAGAAACCGATTCGCCTATAGACGAATGCCCAAGAAACCTTGGGCCACGAAGGAATGGGTCGACCAAAGAGACCTCAAATTATATACTCTCATGAAAGACCACTTTAGCCCAGAGTTCTGGCAAAAGACGCGGGCTTGTGGTTACCTCTTACCTCATTCACCTAAGTTTCACATTCTCCGTGAGTACGATGAAGTTCGTCGCGGTATAAAGTTTAGAGAGAATTGCCAAAAAGTGATAGAAAACCTAAGTTATAGCTTTGAATTGTAATATATCCAAGTAAATATGGAAAGTGTCCAAAAGCTCACCCACATTGAGCACATTCTCAAGAGACCTGACTCCTATGTAGGTCCCGTCGACCTGAATGTCGAACCGTATTGGGTTCTCAACGGTGATAACTCCCAATTTGAGAAGAATAACCTCAAGTATTCCCCAGCGCTCTTGAAAATCTTTGATGAAATCCTCGTCAACGCAATCGACCGCAACTCCACATACCCCAAGAATGTCACCTCCATTTCCATCGATGTTGATAAAATTAACGGTTCAGTGACTATCGAGAACAACGGACCCATTGGTGGTGTCGGGGTTCGTATGCATGAGAAGGAGGGTATTTGGAATCCTGAATTAACATTTGGACATCTTCTCACAAGTACCAACTATGACGACTCTAAGAAGCGCATCGTTGGTGGTCGAAATGGGTATGGGGCTAAATTGACGAACATTTATTCTTCAAATTTTTCCATCGTCATAAAGGATCATGAGACTAAACAAACATACACACAAAAATGGTCCAACAATATGACCACGTGTGAACAACCCAAAATCAAGAAACATGCGGGTGCTACATCATCCGTTTCTATCACTTTCACCCCCGATTGGAAGAGGTTTGGGATGTCCAAGATGGATTTCCCAATTTATAAGATTTTCCAAAAGAGAGTCTGGGACGCGAACATATGCACAAGCCCTAATTGTAAGATTAAGTTCAATGGGGATGTACTCCCCAAACAAAACTTTGAGGTGTACGCCAAGATGCATCAAGGTGTCGGGGAAGTGTGTACATTTTCAAATGACCGTTGGTCCGTGTGTATTGGTCCATCCGAGAATGGCCTCGAACAGGTGTCTTTTGTAAACGGGATCTGTACAACCAAGGGTGGTACACATGTAGACCACGTGGCATCTTTGATTGCGAGTGGTGTCATTGAGGATATGGCAAAGAAGATTAAGTTGAAGCCCCAGCAAGTGAAGAACACCTTCAATATCTTTGTGAAGGCGATCCTAGAGAACCCAACGTTCTCGAGTCAGGTGAAATCTGAATGCACCCTCAAAGCCCAAGACTTTGGGAGTAAGTTTGAACCACCAAAGAACTTCATCAAGAATGTTCTCAAAACGGGTATCGGTGAGGAACTCACTGCTCTCTCAAAGTTCAAGGAGATGAAGGAACTCAAAAAGACTGATGGTGCGCGCAAGTCTAAAATTACTGGGATTCCCAAATTGGATGATGCCAACAAAGCTGGAACAGCCCAATCTTCTAAATGTACACTGATTGTGACGGAGGGTGATTCGGCAAAGACATTGGCTGTCGCCGGTCTCTCTGTGGTTGGTCGTGATCATTTTGGGGTATTCCCACTCCGTGGTAAGTGTAAGAATGTGAGGGATGTTTCAGTCTCCCAACTCACATCTAACCAGGAGTTTAATGATCTCAAGAAGATCTTGGGGCTTCAACAAGGTAAGGAGTACAAGGATGTCTCAGAGCTTCGTTATGGCCGTCTCATGATTATGACAGATGCCGATAATGATGGAAGCCACATCAAGGGTCTCATTCTCAACATGATTCATTACTTCTGGCCGAGTCTCCTCAAGTTCAACTTTGTTGTGAGTATGGTAACCCCCATCATCAAGGCATCCAAGGGGTCTGACTCAAAGTCATTCTACACCGATTCAGCATTCCGCACGTGGTATGGAGAGGGGAAGAATGGGTGGCGTATCAAATATTACAAGGGTCTCGGTACCTCCACATCTGCAGAGGCTCGGGAATACTTCAAGAAAATCCAAGAACTCACCGTGAAGTTTGATATGGATGTCATGACAGATGATTCTATTGTTCTCGCGTTTGACAAAAAGAAGGCTGATGCGCGTAAAACGTGGCTTCTTGAGAGTACCGCAAAAGATGCCACAGAGTTGGAAGTACCCTATGGACATGTCAAGCAACTCACTATCACCGACTTCATTTACAAGGATCTTGTGAATTTCAGTCTCGCTGATTTGAAGCGTTCGATCGCCCACGTTGCAGATGGTCTCAAACCGTCCCAAAGGAAGGTTATGTATTCGTGTTTCCAAAAGAATTTGACTGCCGAGATGAAGGTGGCCCAATTGGCTGCGTATGTCGCCGAAAAGAGTTCCTACCACCACGGTGAAGTATCCCTGGCAGATACGATCGTGAAGTTGGCGAATGACTATGTGGGTTCTAACAATATCAATCTACTTGAACCGTGTGGTCAATTTGGTACACGACTTATGGGGGGTAAGGATGCCTCACAAACGAGGTACATTTTTACACGGTTATCGAATCAGACTCGATCCATCTTCGATGCTAAGGATGACGCCATCCTCAACTATCTCGATGACGATGGGAGGTCTATCGAACCCGAGTTTTATATGCCAACCCTACCAATGGTTCTCGTGAATGGGACTGAAGGTATCGGTACAGGATTTAGTTGTTACGTTCCCCCATTTAACCCAAAGGATATTCGAGAAAACATTCTCAATCACATCACGGGTAAACCCATTCAAAAAATGAAACCTTGGTTCAGGGGCTTCAAGGGGCGTGTGTTTGAGCAAGATGATACATGGATAACCGAAGGGGTTTGGAAAGTTATCAGTCGCACGATCAAAGTGTCTGAACTACCACCCGGGAGATGGACCCAGGATTACAAGGAGTATCTCGATACCCTAGTTGAAAAGAAGGTGATTGGGAATTACACAAATAACAGTACAACAGAAGACGTTGACTTTGTTATTCAGGAGTATACTGGTAAGGATATCATCAAAGATCTCAAGCTCCAAAAGACTGTTCGTACGACGAACATGCACCTATTTCACCCAACGAAGGGTATCCACAAATACCAAAGCCCGGAATTGATTCTATCAGATTTTATTGATCTCCGATGTGACTATTACAAAAAACGCAAAGCACATCTCATCGACGTACTCCAGACGAAGAGTGAAATGTATGACAACCGCGCAAAGTTTGTCACTATGGTTATCGAGGGGGGTCTCATTGTTTTTAAAAAGAAGAAACAAGAACTCGAGAGGGAAATGGCAACAATCTTTACAAAAATGGACGGGTCATATGACTACCTTCTGAATATTAGGACGGTGGAATACACGGAGGAACGTGTCGCAACCCTCCTCAAAGAGTTGAAGCAAACGAAAAAGGAACTCGAGGTCTTACGATCAACGACCCCGATGACCATGTGGGAAAATGATATTAAAAATATATAAACAATAGATAAGTATGGGTGAAGCTGCAAAGATTTCTCTCAAGGCTATTGGAAAGCAGGATACATATCTTCTTTCCAAAGACCCAGATGATTCATTCTTTAATTACAAAGATTTAATAAGACATTCAGAATTTAGAAAATATCATAGAAGTCGTAACGTAGTGAATCCTGGTCAGGTGCCTAAATGGCCACTTGGGCAGACCCTAAAAGTTGAATTCAACCCAACCAATATGGGTGACCTATTGAGTAACATGTGGTTGAGTATTACTCTACCTGGTATCACCGATGGTAATTACGCAGATCAAATTGGGAGACATATCTTAAAAAGTGTTACAATGTTTGTGGATGATATAGAAGTTGAGAAATTACATGATGATTGGGGGATTATCTATGATGAGCTTTATTTAGAAATGTCTGAAAAGGTGGCTAACCGATTCCTGGTAAATAGAAACCTTGGGTATGATGCATCTGTTGGGGCGGAGGTTTTTGCTAGGAGTAGCACAGAAGTTATTGTACCCCTACACTTCTTCTTTTCACGGAAGTATGCGAGTGATGAACACCCCACCAATAAACCGAATCGTCCATATTTTCCTATATGCTCTATTTACAAACAAAAGATTGTGTTTGAATTGGAATTCCATAACCAAGAATTTTTCACAAATACCACAGATACTCTCGAATTACAATCTTTCAATCTCGTCACAGAGGAAATTACATTGAGTGGTGAAGAACGGCAATACTTTGCTTCTAAACCTCACACCCTAACTACCGACCTTGTTAAAAAACACCCGGTCATCACAAGTGAGTTAAACAATGACAGTATAAAGAACAATCTTGTTCCATCTATACCAGTGAAGTGTTTTCATTGGTTCTTGAGAAATCAGAAGTTTGAGAATGCTGCGAGGAGTGTAGGTCTCGAACCAACCCTATTGGGGAAGATCATAGATGGTACAGCGGGTGAAGATAAATTTGGTAGAGCTGTGTCTATTTCTGGGGATGGAACCCGTTTGGCCATTGGTGGATCCCTAAATGACGCGGCTACAGAGGATACATCAGCCAATAGGGGTCATGTAAAAATATATGAATACAATGCAACTACCAGTTTGTGGGTCCAATTGGGTTCGGATATCGTGGGTACAACTGATCTAGATCAACTTGGGTTTTCCGTTTCCCTCTCAAATAATGGATCCCGTGTAGCGATTGGGTCTCCCCATAGTGCTTCAAATAAAGGTCACGTGGAAGTATATGACTACAGTGTGGGAAGTGGTTGGACACAAACGGGGAGTGATATCGTTGGTGCGACTGCCGGTATGCGGTATGGATACTCAGTAGATCTTTCTAGTGATGGTACCCACGTAGCTGTGGGTGCTCCATTTGATGACACCACTGCCACTGATTCTGGTCTTGTGAATGTGTATAAATATGCATCTAACTCGTGGACGAAGGTTGGTGCTGATATTGTTGGTGCCGCCACTCTACACAAATTGGGTACATCCGTTTCCCTTTCTAGTAATGGAATTATATTGGCAGTGGGAATTCCTGGAAATGGACAAGGTAGTGTCAAGTCATATGCACTAAGTAGTGGGAGTTGGGTAGCACGTGGATCGGAATTAATTGGGGAGGCTACCAGTGATAAGTTCGGTACATCTGTGTCATTATCCAGTAATGGTGCTAGGTTAGTTATAGGTGCCCCCGAAAACGGCACTGCTGGACATATCCGAATTTTCAGTTACAGTGGTAGTGCTTGGAGTCAAATGGGTACTGACATTGATGGTGCAGCTGCCGGGGATAAATTTGGTACATCTGTGTCATTCTCCGGTGACGGGACGAGGGTAGCCGTGGGTTCACCGGGATCTTCTTTTGGGGACGTGAAAGTGTATGTGTATAAAAATACTACATGGACTAAACTTGGTGAAACTCTCATTGGTGGTATAACAGGTGATAAATTCGGGTCATCTGTATCTCTTTCAACGACCGGATTGAGAATAGGGGTTGGACCCGATGTGACGACTGGTGACACTAGGGGTTATGCATACGCGTACGCTCTACAGACAAGTGAGGAGGAAAAGTTTCTCATGCACAATCGTTTCAACTTCTCTTCTAGTGAAAACTTTGATGAGAACACTACATTTTTCAATCCAGTGTTAGATACTGCACAATTTTTCATTTATGGAAACAAATTACCAAACGTTTCCAATACAAATCACAATTACTTCAAATATCTCGTCCCCCATAGGAATAGATTAGCTCGACCAATCAGGAATATTTATACATATAGCTTCTCGATGAATCCAATTAATGTGGAGCCCTCGGGAAACTTGGATTTCAGTAGTATAGAATCGGATAAAACCGTCTTTGAGGTGAAACTTGATACTACGAAGGTTGATATTACAAAAGACATATACACTCTACAAATGTATTACACTGGGTATTATACATTTAACTTTGAGAATGGATTCATGTCTGCCTCTTACTAAAGAGGGACCCCTTGTTAGTGCTAATATAATCAATAATATTGTTCTTGATACACCATTTGATGAAATTCAGCTGTGCCAGCGTTGTATGAATTTCTTGAGATGTCCCCGGTACGACGTATGGAAACTTTGCAGATCTGCAAAAGGGGTCAAACAGTTTTTTACTGTAACCATCCAAACTCGACTTATATGCACAATGAACGGTAAACAATTTACCGTCAGTGGTCGTGTACGTTGTGTTATTTTTTTTAGCGTAATTCGTGATAAACCATTCAAGGTTTCTCAGTGAAATACCGGTTGTTTTATCTAAAATGTTTAAAAGTTTAGTTCTATTCTTCTCTTCGTTATAAAAGTTGTTGATTGATGATAGTAGAATATCTGATTTACTCATTAGTAAATAATGAATTCATATCTCTAAATACATTTGAACGAATACAAGCTGGACAATCTGGAACAAAAACGCGTTCGGGACCATGGGTATGGGAATTCATACTGGAAATGTCTCTTTGACGAATAATCCTCCCTTGGGACACATGTTTTCCACAATATCCTTCATGAAGTCCCTTGAATGTGCATCTATGACCATCAGATTTAGTACCCTTACATGTCAATCCAGTGTAAACGTCGGGTACATCTCTAAGTAGCAGGTCGAGAGATATACCATGTTTTTTTGAGACGATTTCTGCATATTCGTTCACGATCTCGCTTATACGCAGTTTCAGTTCTTCATCGAATATGTGCATAATTTTATCATACGACGTCATTGCTTACTTCTATCTTGTTCGTATTTTTTAAATAGGTCTTCAATAGAATTAGCCTTCTCTAAATTAGACTTTAACCGTTGTTTAAGTTCTACGATTGTACCGTCAGATGCGAGGTTTCGATTTTTACACTCCTCCACAAGTTCACCCTTTTTCATACCACTAAATGTCGGTTCTTTCTTCTTTTTTGGGGGTTGATGTTGATTGATGATTTCACCGAATATTTCATCTTTCGTGTTTTCAAATAGGGGGTCTAGAAGATCACACACCGGGTTTAAAAACTTATTCTCGAAATAGTAGTGATAGTCTACTGGAATTTCATTTTCCGCAACGTATACGGGATCCTCTGATTTTTCGAAAGCTTTGGCTTTGGGATCACCCGTCTTTGTCAATATGTAAGGAACGCGGTCACCAGATTGTGGTTCAGACCCAGGTTTCCTCTCACGCATTTTACGAACCACTTGGACGTGTGCCTGGTTAATGTCATCAATTTGGGAACTCATAATCGATACTGGTACACCATTAACCTTGTAAGTGTCCGATAGACCTTGACTCAATATCAATTTTTCATTGGGTATATCACCAGATAATAACTCTATCGCACGCTCCCTCGCAAGTTCGAGGGGTGGTCCAGGGTCATTTGATGTCAATATAACATCTAGCAATTCCTTACACACTTCCCTCACGTGGGGTGTATTATCACGACGAACAACTTGGAGACCCTTGATGTCGATATAGTCCATGTTCATCTTCCCATCCTTACCCTTTGTCCAAAGTTTCGCGGCGTAACGTTTCTTTGAATAGAGGAAGTAGGGCCAGTACACCTTTTCAAGCTCCAGATTGTTGGGTTTTTTGAAAAGAGAGCTACATTCTTCTGCAGCGCGTTCTCCCAATTCCCAGCTATACTCGATAGCCTCCTCACCTTTACGATCACCGACATCAAACTCAACCATCACTGAATCTGTGTCACCATACCTCACCTTCGCACCCGGGAAATGTTCCTCTACGTACGCTTTGGTCTCCTCGATCATACTACGCCCTCGAGAAGTTGTTGTAGAGGCGATAGGTACACAGGGTAGAATACCCTTCCCAGCTCCAGTAAAACCGTACACAGAGTTCATAGAAATCTTGTACGCCAATTGTTTACCATTGTATACTTCTTTCATAGATCCAGTAGCAGCAGCCATATCCCGCTTAGCTTTTTTACGGAATTGTTTGAGTTCTAGGAGAATACTGGGTAAAAGACTTGGCACACCTTGGGCGAATTTATACGTTCTATCCCCAATTTTGAAGGTTTCATACACAATCCCAGGGATGTTACCATATCTCTTTTCATCCATCACGTATGTAGAGTAACATAGATTATCCGCCATCATGATAGAAGGGTACAAGGCTTCAAAATCGAGAGCTGTAATTGGTGTATAATATGCACCCTTTTGTGCATCGAGAACGGTCGCACCCTCATAAGGTTCCTCGGGTATAGCTCCATAACGAATCGTGGGTACCATAAACCCTAATTCCCTTGCCTTTTTTGTAAGCTGACTGAAAACCTTAATCTGCTGCCCCCTCTCTACAAGGAAACATAGGGGGACCCACGTCGCTTTAGCCATCTCCAATAAGTTCAAAAGTATACACATTTTCTTCATCAATTTATGTGGGAGTAACGTATCCTTGATACAATATTCAGCAACCTCCCCAAGTTTCACGGGATTCTCTTCTATGAAGCGGGCAAACATTTCTTTTGGGGGCATATCAATTTTCTGATCCCCGAGATACAACTTCGATACGTTATTCAAACTGTAGGAATCTAGTTTATACCCCTTCTTTACTTCGTGAAACATATCGAAAATGAAACGCCCCGACATTGGGAGTAGCTTCAGCATATTATCACCAAGTGCACTCGAACTGAGTTTTTTTAGAGAAAGTTCACAAGTCTGACTCTTCAATTTACCCAACTTGAAAAAATTCGGGTTACACCCCAGTAAGTGCGCTCGTTTATAAATGTATTGGAGATCGAACCCGAAAATATTCCAACCCGTTAAGATGTCGATATCCTTTTTTTGTACGTATTTTTGAAATGCTTCTAACATCGCCTTCTCGGTGTCAAAACTCACGACGTCCGGACCCTCTGTGTTCTTGTAGCATAGACACACCTTTTCATAAGGCTCATCTTCACCAAATTTACACAGTGAAACCGCGATTTGAAAGCAAGCATCCCCAATAACATCAGGATCTGGGAATTTTCCAGTGGAACTGTTACATTCTATATCAAATGATGCCACGACGAATGGGGCGATATCATCACGTTCAACTGGTTTGAGGGTGTTCCACTTGTTACAGTATAGATCTATATCCACATTAGAAAGATATGACCGGACACATTCATCCCCACTGTCAATCCAACCAGTCGATTGAATACCAGTTCGAT